CCACAAGATTCTCGGAACGGGCCTGTAATAAAACTCTTTTCGGAGTTCACGACTAGCCCATACGCATGGAAAGTCTCGCACACGGAGTGTGCAAGGTCCTGGCGTACCACGATGTCGTCCCCATATACAGAGAAGTCAAGGACTTCCGCGTTTATAGGTTGGGCACCCTTTCTCCCGTCAGGAAGAAAAGAAACCCTAGACATCATAGTTCCATAGATGAGAGCCGCAAATATCAGCGACTCAAGAGGGAAGCAGAATCCGTTGCCCATCGAACAAAACTTATGGTAAACATAAGTTTTTCCGTCAAGACTATAACTGTCTGATCGGAGGTCCGCCAGGAAGGCGTACCATTGCGACGGTAAAAGCAGTTTCACGAGTCCTATGGATAAGGAGTCGCTAGCCGCTTCGAGATCAATAGTTGAGTAAGGGTTGGAACCACCTAGCGAGCCCTGACGGGCAAGCTCCTGGTTCCTAGTTTGATCGCGTAGATTTATCCCTCCCCGGCTGTGAAGCCGATTACGGAGGAAGGTATCCACGCACCCTTGCAACATGCTATTGATGAACGGTTCTACTGCAATAGGTCGGTCGACCTTCGCAGTTTTTGGTACAAAGCTAACTCGGTTCGAGCTAGTTATGGACACGCGTCTCGCAAACGCACTGGAGAATGCTTCTGGGTCCGGATCGAAAGATCCAGTCAGGACATTCACCAGCTTGTCATTGAGTCCGCACATAACGCGGCCATAGTTTAGAGCCCGGGGTGTCACGGTCCAAACATCCGCAAGCAATTTGCGTGCATGGTTGGTCTTACTACCGTGGACCCCTAAACAAGCTCCCGACGGGACGGACATTTCTCGAAGTATCGATACTACATGGGGGGAATCCCCGATGATGGATCGAATGTAGCGTTGAGCATGTAAAGTCGTGCTCTTATTTTTGTACCTCCAACTCTTTGAGTTGAAGGAGCTACATCTTGCCTCAGCCTCACGGAACTTTTCAATCGCGGTTTCCCGCGGGTTGAAGCCCGTTTTAAGAGACGGAGGAAAAGGTACCTTCTTGATCAGTCCAGCCAGTCCGGCATCCGAGAAATAAGAACTCGGTGAAACATACAACTGTGGTTTCACGCCAGACGCCCACTCGATAAGGTTTCGGATACTCCGCGAACGGACGTACCCGAGTAATTGCTCCTTATCTTGTGAGTTCGTCGACTCGATGGCTTTCCGGAGAAGCGTAAAGTACGCGAGCCCCGGATTCGGAATTGCCCATGACGGGCTCTTCTTTTTGCGTTGATGCATTACACACCTCCGACATTATGCAGTGGAAACGCTCCACGAACTTGACAGGATCGATGACGATCATGATCAACACAGAAACCCCGAAAAGGGTTTTACTGGTTGATTTCATGACCAATCAACAGATCATCTGCCGAGGACGTAAGGAGCCAAGTGCCAAGATCGGTGATCATGGCCTCGACCTCTGCTATGTCGGCGTCGACGGGAAACGAGGTAGAGACGGAAATAATCCCGTTCCCGACCTCGTCGGTACCGTCCGTGAGTGTACGCGTGAGTTTCGCTTCAGCTTTGCCAACACCTGAAAAGGTAGGCGTCGGTTTCGGCGCCGTCCTATAGGTGTCCAAGTAATCCTTCGTTCCGAAGGTATTATTGGGGCCCAGATACCGGTACGAATCCGGTGAACGGGCTACATCGTTGGCGTAAGCATTCGCATTAAGGGTAATTGACATTTGTCATATCCTTTCAGCCATGGAAGGCTGTACTAGTTGGGTAAAATAAATGATGTAACTGACTTAGCCTCCGCGCTTGCGCGTGGAGAGAAGCTCACGAGTGAGCGCTAAGGAGTCTAACACCTTCCCGATACCTAAATCTGCCTCAAAAGCTTCGTGCTTCAAGGTGAATGTAGGAGGAAGGAGTGTGGCATCACGTGAAGTAGTAACTCGGGACGCAGTATGCGTGTAAGACCCGGGCAGTACAAGTGAGTAAGTGCCACCGGTCACTCCACTTAACGTGGATGTTGATTCGGATCGGCAGTCTCTACGAGTAGTTGTCCAGGTTCCGAGTATCTTTACACCCGGTTTTGGTTTAATCGCCGCAAGGAAGTCACCAGTGTTGATGAACCAGTCCAAAATGAAGCTAAAAGGGAGAAACTCCCATACAGCTAAGGGTAAGTCCGTATAGGACAGCCCATATATGGACTTTTTGTCAACTTCATAGATGATTCCTGAACGAACCAGCACCTCTTCCGATGTCTTCACATCGTTATCCATCTCGAAGATGGAGAATGAGGATGGGTTGTTCTCGTGCCAAGCAAGCTTGGCTGATGCGGACCCACGGGCTATATAACGCTTAGGGGCAATGTTGCTTTCCGCAGCAAAAGCCGCCATCAAGCTTCTGTAGTCAGAAACCATCGGTCGGATACCATAGCGGTAAGCCAACCAATTGTCGCCGAGGTACTCAGCTAGAGAAACTCCACGAGGGAGCTTCTTGCGATATATACTCCTATAACGGCCCCGAAGGGCCTTAAGGGGATTGAGCATGAAGAGGATCGTCTGCTTCAGTTCGGCCAAGAAAGACAAGGCCTCGAAGTAAGCACGATCAAGCTCTGCCCATGCCATTGTAGAAGCGGTTCGCCTAAGCACGTCCTCTCGGACGCGCCTCGACGTTGTGTCCAGGAAGATACCGTTGTCCACCAGCAATCTGTCAGCGTTACTATATGTAACCGTACAGCCTGAAGGATGACTTAGTACCAAAGGAACATTAGCCGTCTCTTGGAGGTTGTAATACTCCTTGCGGAGCGGATTTACAAAGACCTCGCCATCTCTGATGCGAGCGTGGTAGTCCGGGACTTCAATGTCCCACATGCGTTCGTACTCGCGTTCTCTTAAGAACGGAAGAGTGCCGGACACATTAGAAGCAGT